GTCCTAGGTAGTGCAGGGCCGCAACGCCAGCGGCTCCGGTCAGTACAACGCCTGCGGCAAACCACACAGCAGGGTGCTCGTACCAACCAGGAGGGGGCACCGGGTCAGCCACGAGCTCACGTAGCTTCTGCTCCAGGGCATCGGCTCTGCGCTTCTGGATGGCCTCTCGCTCACGAAGAGCTGTCTCGGTGACGGCTGCTCGCTTGCGTGTGGCGTCTAGCCCTGCCTCACAAGACTTGATGTCCACATCCAGGCACCGCAGCGCCTTCTTAGCAGAGGACTCGCTGACCAGGAGCCCGTCGCATGGAGCGGGTGTGCTGGTGAGCAGCGTGTGGGCCTTGGTGCAGGGAGCAGAGGTCAGCAGGGCTGCGATGAGCAGGACGGTGGTCACGCCTTACGCTTGCGTCCCGCTGCGGCCATCGCTGCCATCTTACGTGCGCCGTGTTTCTTGCGCCCGATGTGTGCAGCCAAGGCGTCGGGGTCTTTGACTCCCTTGGCCTTGAGCTTGCTGGACAGGGCCTTGAACCGGCCTCCGCTGCCCAGTGCTGCCTTTGCTGCGTCGCCTCGTGCTTTGTGCTTGCCGTACATCACTCTTCTCCTGTTGCTTGGTCCCAAGCCGTAGCCAGGGAGCCGTCTTGTAGGTTGACCGCTGAGATAGCCTTGGCTGTCTCTGCTAGCTCGGCTCGGAGCACCTTGTGTGCTTCGTCCACCTTCTTGAGCTCCTCTTCCTGCTTGTTCACCGACTCGGACAGAGACTCAGCCACCTCTGTGGCCTGGGCTGCGATGACCTCAAGGGTGCTGGTCTGCTGCTCAAGCACTTTGGTCTTGCGTGCGCTCGTGCGCCACAGGGCAAAGAACATGGCTGATGCGCTGACCAGTACGGCGATGAGCCAGTCCACTAGAAGTCCTCTGCGATGTCGGCTGACTTCTTCACTCGAGACTTCACGGCAGAGAAGACGTAGGTGGTTAAAGACCCGGCTCCGATGCCGATAATGGCACCGAAGCCGGTATACCCAGCGAGGATATATCCGAAACTCCCTCCCAGGATTACGGACAGGGCTCGCAAGGACGTGCGCCTGAACCTGGTATCAGACAGCACGCTCTCTTTGAGTAGCGTCTTGAATACCTGAGTGATGGAGTAACTGGCAAGGGCTGCTATGGAGATAATAATCGTCAGCCTGTCCCAGCTAATCGTCTCGATGGTCAACGACTCGCTCATTGGTTGGCCTCCACTCTGGTCAGCCTGTCGCCATGACCGTGAAGCTCCTGCCACAGGTCACGCCTCGAGTCCTTGGCTGACTTGACCTCGCGCTGGATGTTGGCCAGGCGCTCCTCAATCACAGCCAGGTGCGCGTCAATTTTAGACACGCCTGCCTGGAGCTTGGACGCGAACACCCAAACGCTTGCAGCCATAGAGGCCGCGTACCCACCGACCTGCACTAGGGCGTCGACCTCCATCTTAGAAGTAGACAGCCACGGCGCACACACCAGCGCACTGGTAGAGCAGCGGGTCAGCCGGCGTGCCAGAGAAGCCGAGCAGCATCGAGGTGCCAGCAGCAATCTTGATTCCAATACCAGCGCCGCCCTGGGCAGTCCCTCCAATAATAATGTCGTTGCCGCTTGATGCCGAGATGACAATCGACTTGAACATGGACGGATAGGTGCGGGCAGGCGTGGTCAGGGGGCCTAGCAACGCAATCTGGTCCTGAATAGCGGTAACGAGATTAGCGCCTGCTCCGCCTGCGGTGGCTAGGTGGACGATGCAGAAGTCCTCGGTGACGACTGGGAAGGAGACGCTCTCGCGCTGTACTTTTCCGACAGGGGTACTCATGGTGTTGGCTCCTCTTGCCATGCTGAGGTTTGAACTAGGGCGAGTGCTGCGGCGTGGTCAATCCACCCGTCGACTGGCTCGGTAAATTTGAGGATGGCCTGGGTGCCATCCAGCGTGTAGCGGGGCTCGGTGGTGACGCAGGTGGAGCTCTCCATGTGGGAGGCCACCTCGTCAGCAAGGTATACTCTGTAGTGCAGGTTGTTCATGGTGGTGAAGCGTCCTTAACGTTGGCGGCGGTCATGTTGACGGCGGTCCCGTCGTCTCCCTCGGAGCCGTAATCAACAAGGGTTGGGAAGCTATTGTCTCCAGCCCCAAACCGATAGAGGTGTTGGGGAGGGGTGCCTATCGTGCGAGGGTCAGGCATGTTGCCTAAGCCATACAAGGCAGTGACATCAGACGCGCTAAGCTCGCTGGTCCACATGCTCACCTGGGAGATGTTTCCAGAGAAGTACTGCTCAAGCCGCGAGCCACCGTCATAGCGCAAAGTTCCGATGGTAAAATCTTTTACGTTCAAGGAGCTGCTTCTTGATTTAGAGAAGCCAACATAGTTTCCGTCAACGTACAGCTTGACGGCCTGGGCCGTGCTGGCGTTGCCGCTAAACGTAATAACGATGTTGTGCCACGCCCCGTCAGTGGGGTCGATGCCGTTGGTGTCAGTAGAGTTTACCCACACCTCTTTGACTGCGCCGTTAGGGCTAGTGTCTGCGTCTGTCTGGCCAAACAAGCCTGCGGTTACGCTGGCGCTGCCTATAGCCTTAAAGTACGCAGGGGTGCCACCAGAAGCGCCCTCAATTTGCAGGTAGTAATACTCGTGGTTGTCGTTGTTAGAGAAGGACCAAAGGGCCTGCCGAACAGCGCTGCTTGTCTTAAACCACACGGACACCGTCTGAGCATCCGTCTGCCAATCGAAGTTGCCGCCAGAGGCAGCTACCGCATCAGCCTGGATGTAGTCGTCTACGCCATCGAACTCGTAGCTCATTCCTGCCGGCTGGTCATCCACAATGGCCGCAGGCAGCATGTTGTAAGCCGTGCCGTCTGCTCCGCCAGACCCGTAGTCCTTGAGTGTTGGGAACAGAGTGTCTCCGTTGCCAAACCTGTAGTAGTTGGTCGGGGCAGGGGTGAGCCCTGTCTCGTCCACCGGGCGGTTGTTGTTGTACACGGCTGCGACCTGGGCCTCGGTGAGCTCACTCGTGTACACGCTGGCCTGGTGTATGTAGCAGTTAGACGCGTAGCTGGTGGGGAACCCAGGAACCCTTCTCGCCCCAAACGAGAAAATGTCAGAGTCGAGAGTTCCAGCGCCCACCACAACGGTCGATGGCGCTCCGCCATCTATGTATATCTTGAGCGCAGTTGCTCCGTCGTATGTCACGGCGATGTGGTGCCAAGCATCGTCATCAAGGTTGGTCCCAACGCTTACGCCGCCTGCCCCTCCAAAAACATAGACGCCAGCAGAGTTGCTCCACCCGTAAAGGTTGACAGACCCTGTTGCCGTAATAGCCATCCAGTACCTAGAGCTGCTGGTAGAGGAGTTGGTGAACGCCCATACGGCATTTAAGGGGTCGGTGGTGGGAGGCATCTTGACCCAGACGGACACCGAGTGTGCGCTGTTGTTGAAGTCAATGGCCGAGGCTGCGCCGTTGGCCAAGACGTAGTCGTCAACCCCGTCAAACTCATACGACTTACCGGTAGGGCCTGCGCCCCCGCCTCCACCAGCAGCGCCTGCGCCGTTTGTGATGTTGGCGAGTGGGTGTCTATAGGTGACTCCGCTAATTTTCACGAGACTCTCCCTGGCACGTCTCTGTGCAGCCACTCCCACAGGTCAGGATGGATGGGCATGGGGCCGCCTGCGCGCGCCTTAATCCCTGACTCCACCTTGGCTCCCTCAATGGCCTTCTTGGTTTTCGGGCCGAGTATGCCATCAACACCGCCGACATCATAACCATTGTCGGTCAAGACCCGCTGGAGCATGACGATTCGTTGACGCTTTGGCACCTGGACATGAGGGCCATCACGGAACGTGCGCCACAGTGCGCCGGCCTCGAGGCCCTCCATCTCAGCGAGGTGTCCCATGGGGATGTACCACCTCTTGAGGCTCCCCTTCTGGAGCAACTGGAGCTCAAGGCCCAGGTCCTTGGGCGGTCGGTTCTCATAGAAGGTGTCGTCCGCTGCCTCGGTGTAGACCCACAGGTCAGCAGCCAGAGCCGGCTTGAAGTTGTGCAGGCTGAACTTGGTCTTGCCGTTAATCTTCGAGCGGCCTGCCTTGTATGCTGCCTGCTGCTCAGCCTGTGAGCGGTGGCCCCAGATGAGACACAGGGCTGTGCCTGGGTTGGCCGCTCTGTGGGATACGGCCAGGGCGTTGACCCTGATGCGTAGCCAGGGAGCCAGGTCCTCGAGTCGGGGTGGGGTTCTCACAGTCCTCCTCCTAATCCGCCGCCGCCAAGGCCACCGCCTAGGCCCCTTGCCTTTGGTATGCGGATGACCGGCTTCGACCGCCCTCTCTTTCTCTCGTCAATCTTGTAGCGAGAAATGCTAGAGGTAATCCCAAACGGCTCAAGCACTGTCTTAAGAGCAAACATCCAGGCAGGAGAGCGAAGAAGGCGCTCGTCGTCCTTTCCAATAAAGTCAGACTGTGATGGGTCGGTGATTCCCCTTGCCTGCTCTATCTGGCCAAGGGCCGACATGCTAAGGGACTGTCCAGTGAACGGCGTGTATGCGCTAAGCCACGGAACCACCACTCTGTTAAACCAATACGACTGCTTGTTCTTGAAGTCCTCTTGCTTGAGCTCTGCTCCGTAGAACTTCTCGCCCTGCAAGCTGTCGTGAAGGGCTCCCCAAAAAGGATGGAGCTTGTATTTGAACATTCCCTTAAACATCCGGTCCATCCAGTCGGTGCCCAAAACCTTGACCTTGGAGTAGTCGAAGTCAGGGGTCTCAAGGAAATAGTTAAGCCTCTCAAGCGCAGTCAGGTGCTCTTTGCCAGAGATGCCAAGCGACGGGAAGAACGCGGACACGGTGCCGGTGGTGCCTCCATCTAGTGCAAACTGCTCGTCCCCGAAAGACACCTTCCCAAAGTAAGGGGAGCCGGGCCACATGGCCAGGGTCGCCCTGTCCCATGCGTCGTCTTCCGACAGGCCATCCACAAGCCTTGCTGCTAAATAGGCCGCAGTGCCGTAGGTCATTACCCTCATGGTGCTCATGGCCATGTAGGTCGCCGCTGCGTTTCTGACCGCCGCGTTGCCTGAGTTGAGCATGGCCCCCACCACAAAAGGACGCTTGATGACAGCGGCGTACAGCTTGGGAGCAATCAGGGCGTGTGATCCAAGCTCAATCGCCTTGCGCTCTACGTCTGCGAAAGAGGCTAGCTGGCCCTGTGACAGCCCCGTGCCAGGCTTTGGTGCCTTGGGCCGGTACTCAAACGTGCCTGTGGACAGGTTGACGAGGTGGGCGATTCTCTCAAGGTCTGCCTTGCTGTAGCCCGCAGAGGTAAAGATATCCATGAGGGAGTAGCGGATGGTGTTGCCAGACAGGGCGATTGCGTTGTTGGAGCGCCGAAGCATCCCCTCAAGAATCCTAGCGCCTGGAATCTTTGAGCCTCCGCTAAACATGCCGAGCTGATTATAGGCTCGCATCATCTCTTCAATAGCGTCGCCGCTCGACTTGGCGATGTCCTCGACAGTCTTAAAGGACACCCCAAGCTCGTCATACAGGGCAGCCCTTGGGTTGCTCCTTAGCTCAATCGCCATGCGCCTAGCAGAGCTAGGGGAGAACATGGCCTTCACCGCCTCTTTGGTTGTCAGCGCCACAGCAGCTCCCGGCACCTTCCCCTCAAACCCGCTCTTGGCAAACAAGCCGGCCTCAAGAAGCGTTGCCCAGGCCAAGCCGCCAGAGAACTGCATGCCGAGGTAGCTCCACTCGGCAGACGTGGTTAGCAGGGTAGAGCTTGCGCTTGCCTTAAGGAGCCAAGACACGGCCATCCCGCCAGGGCCTCTTGATAGAACATCATACGCAATAAGCTTTGCGGCCTCTGCGTCGGCCATCCTCTTCTTTGCGTCCACCACCCTGGCCAGCGCCTCTTGCACCTTTGGGTCCTGGTCTGCAAGGTCCCTAGCCCTCTTAGACTTGGCCCTCTCTATACGGCGGCGCTCTGCCTTGGCTGCCTTATCAAGCGCCTTCTCCTCGGCCTTGGCTATCTTATCAAGCTCCTTCTGTAGCTTGGTGGCAGCGGCATCGGCCTTTCTCTGGGCCTTCGTGGCAATAGACTCAGCCTTCCGCTGGTCAGCATCTGCTTGCTTTATCTCCTCTCGGATAGCCTTCTGCTCTTCCCTAAGCCGAGCGACCTCTTCCTTCTTGAGCTCCCTGGCCAGGGCTCTTTGCTCTTTGGCTGCCCTCTGAGCCTCAAGCCTGGCTGCCTTCTTCGCCGCTTTTTCTGCTGCCTTCTTGGCTCTCTCAAGCTCTTTCTCTGCTTGGTCAATCGCCTTCTTGGCCTTCTTCCTAGCGGTCGCCCTTACCTTGTCAGCCTTGGCCTGCGCTGCGGCTGCGTCGGCGGCTGGCTCCCCGGACTCAAGCCGGCTGACCGCCTCCTCTCGAGCCTGCCTAAGAGCGCCCTCGGCCTCCTCTAAGGCCTCGTTTGCTTTGTTGATTCTGGATTGAACCTTCTCAAATTCCTTTCGTACTCGCGCTCTTTTCTTCCTGCTCAGCGGCTGGTTCTTGTTCTTCTTTGTGGCAGCCGCAAGGAAATCCTCTTCGCCAATCGCCTTGTGGATAGGCATCTTTCTTTCGTTCAGCATCTGGGCCGCTAGCGTTCCCGCCTTCTTGACCGCCATCTTGGCTCTGTCGAACACCTCTATGAGCCCGTCCTGGGCACCGGCTAGCGAGTCTTGCATGTTGGACATTTCGGTAAGAGAGTCTTGGGCCTCCCTGAAGTCCCGGTTAAGGGCTGTCCCCTCTTCAGACGCCTTGGCCTTCTTCCTAATCTCAGGCATCCGGGCGTTTAGCTCTGCCGCCTCGTCTGTGGCACGGGTCCACTGCTCTCCAATCTCTCGTATCTCCATGCCGACTTGTCTGGCGTACCTTGCCATGGCCAACTGCTCAATGGACGAGGGCATCTTCCCCTTGTCCAGCACAGCATCAATGAGCGGCTCAACCTCGTTGGCATCAATAACAAGCCTTCCGGTGTCCACGTCTTTGACCACAAAGCCAGACTCGGCAAGCTGCCTTGCCCTCTCTAGGTACGTCACCCGCTGAACAGGGGGCATCTCTGCGAGCCTTCGCCCATCGCCCGCCATGTCTAGGCCCTCTTGCACAAACTCTCCGAACACCTCCATGTCGGCGTTCTTCATGGCGTTTGCGTTGGCCGCCCCGGAGTTCGACATCTCCATGGCCTGCCGGGTGCCACCGTCTCCATGCACAATGTCGTGAGAGATTACATCAGAAGCGTCACGCGCCGCCTGGTCAGGAGAAGCGTCGGAGTCCATGAGACTGGGCTCTTCAGGACGCTTAGGAGGGGCGTCTACAAGGTCTAGCTCTCTGACCTGGGTAATCTCATCGCCAAGCTCGGCTATCCTGGCCTCGCCCTCCGCCGTGACCCTGGCAGCATCATCTGCCGCTAGCGCGGCGGCGTCATCGGCCATCGTGGCTTGGACGTTGGCGTCCCAAAGGTCCACATCTGCCTGGATAAGGGACTGGTCTGGCGGGGCGGGTGGTCGGTCGCTCGTAAGAGGAGGGGGTTCTGGAATCTCACTCAGCGCTCTGCCAGTAGCCTCTGCTCGTGCAGATTCGAGCCCCTGCTCCGCTTGGGACGCAGCGCCCTGTGCGCGTTGAACTCCCACCTCTGCGGCCAAGGCGGTCTCTGTTTGATACGCGGCGCGCGTGCGGCGGCGGATCTTGTTGGCGTTTGACAGGAGTCGGAGCCCCGTTACCCCGGCGCTTCCTCCCTTTTGGATTCCTTTAATGGCCAGTGTAGCAGGGTCTAGGCCTGGGAACAGCCAAGTCGCTTCAAGGCCAGCCTCAATGGGGTCGCTTGCCCAGAAAAGGAACGCCTCTCGGTAGAATCTTTTTAAGTTCGCCTTGTTCGATGGGCGCGTGGTGGGGTCGAAGTGCAGTTCCGGGTTAAGGACATTCATGGTCGCCTTAAACGACCCCATCATCTGCCTGCCTGCCTCGCGCCCTTCTTTCTTTCTCTGGATGATGGCTCTGATATCTTCAGGCGTGGCGCCCTCTGGGACTTCAAACGCAAAAGAGCCTTCAATCTCCGTCGCGTCGTCTGTCGGGGCGCCATCGCTCCCAAAGATTTCGACTAGCTCCTCCCAGTCTTCTTCAATGGTCTTGAGGATAATGCTTGCCTCATCGTCCTCGCTCATGCGGCGCATAATCTTTGCGCGGCTCTCTGCCAGCCGCTGCTCAGACACAGACTCGTCCCCCGTTAGGACGGCCAATGCCTCTTCGCCCGCGCCAATAAAGAGTCCAGGGACACCCTCAACGGAAGGTGCCGCCACCTGCTCATAGAACGCAGGGTCCGTCAGGAACGTCTCTCCAGGTCCGGCTGAGTAAGGGTCAGCGGGAGGCCGTCGTCCGGTCGCCGCCTCTGCAAGCTCGGCGGTGGGGGCATCGGCAGGGCCAAAGACGGTGATGCCTGAACGGCCCGTGTCTGCCCTGATGCCAGGGACATAGGCCTGCTCAATGGGCTCTTCTGGCAACTGCTCAACAAGCTCTGGGCCTCTAGGGGCGTCAGACTCCCCGGCCAGCATGACAGGAGCCGGCTCGGGGGCAGGGGCTGGCTCAGGCTCAGGGACCTCCTCTGCTTGGCGCATGGAGGCGACCCAGTTGGCCACCATGTCCTGAATCTCGCCCTCTGTTACCCCTTCACGCGCGGTAAAGGTGACGGGGCCAAGCTCAGTCTGTCTGGTGAACTGGGGCAATGTTAGTCTGCCTTGGCTGGCAACTGGCGCAACTGCGCTTTGTAGTCTGAAATCTCATCGGTGATTCTGTTGACCGTTTTATCAGCAAACTTCTTCTCGGCCTCCCCCTGCTGCGCCAGCGTGCTCGCGGCCTTCGCATCATTTTTTAGTTTTCTCTTCTCGGCCTGCGATTTTTCGTCGGTGCCGGTAATGGCATCGGCCTCTTCCTGATTTCTGGCAGCAATCGCCTTGTTGTTCGCTATCCCCCTAGAGAGGTCTCTTGACCGCGCCTGCGCTCGGTCAAGGCGGCCATTCGCGCCACGGATGTCGCGGGTAAGACGCAGCCTCTTTGCCTCGTTAGCAGATGCCTGTCGCTCCGCTTGGGTTGCGGCTGTCTTAGCCTTGGCATCAAGCCTCTTGATTTCCGCCTCCTCTTTTCTCTCGTCCGCCCTCTCCCGCTCTTCTGGCGTGGCCTGTCCTGACATGATCGACTTAGCATCAGCGCGGGCGCGCTTGCCCACCATGCCGGTCCTTAGCGCCTGCCATGCGGCTGGGCGGTCTGGAGTAAGAGACGCAATCTCTGCCTGGGTTAGCTTTCCTGTGGCCTTTAGTGCTTTCTTTTGCGCGTCAGTAAGGCTGTCTCCCCTGTTGAGGGCAACCAGTGCGTTCATAAGCACTTTGTCCTTTCTGCCGTACCCGCCACCAACACGGCCTCCGGTTTTCGTCTTCTTGCCCCTGAGCTCAGCCTTCTTCTCGGCGATCTTAATGGCGCTGTCTTCTCGGCGCTTCGCATCAAGGTACTTCTTCTTGAGGTCAAGCAAATCCTTACGCGCACGCATGCTCGCGTCGCTGCCAATGGCCTTACCCACCGCTCCCTTGCCAAAGGGCTGGTAGTCAGTGGAGCCGCCGACCGACTCCATGAGGGCCATCTGCGTGGCTACGTCCCCTCTGTCCAGGGCGTCGAGGAACGCCATGGCGTGGTCCCCGAACGTCCTGTAGACAGGCGTGGCCTCAATACCCTTGGCCTCTGCCTCTAAGGCTGTGGCCTGCTCGCGTAGGCGGTTGGCCCGCTCAATGGACTCTGGGCTCGCGATGGCTTGGGGCTGGGCTGCTTGTGCCGGGGGCGCTGGCAGCTCTCCGGTATCCTCGAACCGCCGGTAGGCCACTCGCTGTGGGTGACTAATCGGGAGGTCTTCCCAATTGGGAGGCAAGACCACCTCGCCATCTATCACGATGGGCTGCGCCCCCTGCTCGGCTGCCACCTGCGGGAGTTCACCAGCGAGTGCTCGCTCAAACCGCTGGGTGGCTGCGGCTGCTGCCTCTTGCTCGCCTCTGCGCTGCTGGGTCTGCTGGAGTTGTCCGGTTGCCATCCCAATCGGGTCCTTGCTCCCGTATAAGATTTCAACAGCAACATCGGCCAGCCCCGCCTCTCTCAACAATGCCATGTGCCTTGGCCATGCCCCGCCCTGAGTCACCATCTGAACGGGGTCTCGACCAGCAGCCCTTGCTTCCAAGGCGAACCTATTTAGTTCGTTTAGCGCCTGCTCCGCGTCACCCATCCTCACGCGGTTAGGGCCAGCCACCGGCAGCGGTACCACGCCAATCGCTCTCGGAACATTAACACCGCTAACAGCAGCAGCAATCTCTGCGTCCAGACCCTGCTGCTCGGCAGCAGCAGCCTGCCGCATAAGCTGAGCGCCCTGAGCGCGTGCGGCTGCTGCCTGTGCAGCAATCTGCTCTTCTTGCTCCGCGATACGCATCTCATCGCGAATCCGGCTGATGCCAGGGACGATTACGTCTTCAACAAACGGCTGCCTGATGGTCGCGCTGAGAGCTCCCAGAGGATTGTAGGGCGTTGGCCGGTCTTGGGCCTTGGTGATGTAGGGAGAGAGCCCTCCCCCGAATACTGCGCGTGCCATTCGCTGCTACCCCATAAGTAGTGAGCCGATGTCTTCCACAAAACCCGGCGCGGTACCCGTTCGGAAGAACCTTCCGCCGCTGGCCAGGGCAGAGGCTTCCCTCATGAGAGCCGGGTCTCCGCCAGTCAGCGGGCCAAGCACCTCCATAATCTGCTGCGGGGTGTCCACGCCCTGAGAGCGCAAAGCCGCCAAGGCTTTGCTCATCTCATCTCGGCGCTTCTTCTGCACCTCGGTGGGAGACACCTGCTTTTTGAGCTTCAGGGCATCAAGCATGGGAGCCACCGAGCCCACGTCTGCGCGACGTGAGGCGTCTCGAGCCGCCGCCTGGCGCTGCATGCCACGAGGCCCACCAGAGCCAAAGCCCTGGGCAAACGCCTCATACTCCCGCTGCCTTGCGACTGCCGGCATCATTGATGCGATGTCGGCTACCTCCTGGCCGAACTCCTGCTCTTGTCGAAAGGCGTCCTGAAGGGCTGCTCGGTTACTAATAGGCGGGGGCGCTGGCCCAAGCCCAAGGTCTTTAGCCAGGCTGGTGAGCAGCCCTGCGCCAGCTAAGGTGCCCAAGATTGCCGCTGTTGACGTTTTCTTTTGTGGCGAGGCCATGACTCCCTCCTACTTCAGATGCTTCTTGCCGATAATGTACACCCAACAGCCGCCATACCCTAGAGCGATGTCGCCATGGTGCCATGGGTTAACGATTGGAGTGCTCTTAGCGCCTACCTGCGTCCCGCCTGACGTAAAGTCCTCGTTGGTGTTAAAGGACAAAAACCCTGGCGTGTCCGCCGTCTCTTCGTACACCGGGTTGGTTGCGGCTGCTGTTGTCTTTACAGCCAGCCTCACCTCTAGGTACTGCTCGGAGCCAGTGGTGGCGTTAGGCGCTACCCCTCCAAGGTTAAACCCAAACCCAGCAGCCGTAGTCACAGGCGAGTCGCTTGTCATGCCAATAATATCAGAGCGGTCGTTTGTAAACGAGTTGCCCTCGCCTGCCCAGATGGGCCTGCCTTGATTGCCCTTAGTTCCGGCGATTGGGGTGGCGGCGTCGTAGTCCTGCCAGTAGCCATTGCCATTGTTTGAACCCATCAACGGCACGCTTACCAGCTTGTACTCCCAGTTCATAGAGCAAGACGGGAGCTGCATATCTACGGCATCAATAATCTGGGCGGCTAGCGCCGGGTTGATGTCTTTATGGCTACCGTGCCTGGCGTATGCCACCTGCTGGTACTCAAAGTTATCGCCAGGGATTCCAGTGACCAGGCCGACCCCAACCTCGTAGTTAAGGAACCCATTGGTTGGGTGGGTCGCAGCGATGTAGGAGGTTGCTCCAGCGTTGGGGACCTCGTTGTGCGCCGGAAACCGGGTCAGGTACGGCGTCGGCAGCCTGTCAGACGTAGTGTTGAGCGCCAAGATAACATGGTGAATCGTCATCTCGTGAGGCAACGGGACGAGCCTGCGGTCAAAATAGAAGCCGCTCTCGTTGTAATCGCCCCTGGCCTTGCCCGCTGGCACCACGCCTGTCTGCACATAGGGAGCCCAGGGGTACTCGTCCCTCATAGACATGCGGTTGGTTGAGAACCCCTGGCCGAGAGGCACCGTCACCACCTCGTAGCCCGCGTCCTCCTTGAGCTCCTCAGAGGGGTAGGCCATTGAGAAGTCTTGGTACCCGCCTCGCAGCTTCTGCTGGAACTGGCGGTCTACCACTTCAAGGTTAGACGAGATTCCGTCGGCTGACGAGTCTGCCTTAACCAGGTCGCCAGTAGCGGGCACGCTAATGCTGGCCGCAAGGGGTGGGCCAGCCTTGGCTCCTCCATGCGGGGGCATGTTTTGAACACTGTCTGAAGCTGTGGTGTCCCTAGAATACATCCTCTGGGTGAACCGAAGGGACACGTTAAGGCTTGGCACAAGTGCGTGCATGCGACGCGTGGTGTCGCTGTCGTGCAGCTTGGGCGCAAACAAGGCCATGATGTAGGTCTTGTACGGGCTTAGCTGTCGATTAAGTCCGCTGACCGTTACCGGGTTGAGCCTTGAGCTAGTGGCGGAGAACAGGGCAGGGGGAAACGCAGCGTCTACCACCTGGCCGCGACGCTTGATGAACTCATGGGCGAACTCTGTAGACGACAGGTCGGTCCAGTAGGTCTGCTCTTTTTCGTATATCTCAATCCTGAAGTCGTATGCGTCTAGACGCTCAAAGGACTTCTTGCCGAGATGGGGGCACGGCACCCGGTACTCCGGGCTCGCCTCGCTCGTGCTAGTGGTGACATCCACAAACCTATACTGGTAGCCGTTGGTGGTGTTGAGTGGCAGGTCCGGTGTCGTGAGGCTTGTCAGCTCTCCCTCTCTCTTGCCGTACCACTGGCCAACAAGCGTGGCCGCTTCGTCCGACTGGTCAAAACTAAGGGCTATCTCGTTTAGGATAGAGACCGGCTGCCCTTCTTTGACAGCAGGCCTGGCTGAGTCAAAGTCCTGCTGTAGAGGTGGCAGACAGAACGGGATGTAGAACGGCTTGTCAAACGTCCGGCTCTCGGCAGAGGGCTCCGTCCCGGCTGTTGTTCCCTCGCCAGGGTCCACCGTTGCGTTGTCAAAGAAGTACTTTGAGTCTAGCCACGGGACACTGAAGTTGACCCTAAATGAGCTAAAGGGCTCCTCCCTTTGCGTCAGGTCAATGTTGGAGTCCTCTATCTCCTTGGCCATCCCGCCTGTAAGCGCCGCGCCAGCCTTCCGACCGATGGGGTCGAAGACGTGAGAAACCGTCAGCTTCACGCCTCTAGCGAGCTTCTTTCTCGTCACCTTGGCCATTAGCGTTGGACCTCTTCCAGCACCGTTATAGAGCCGTTAACGCACACATTAAGGGGGGACATAACCCCGTAGGGAACATTCGTCGAGACGTTGTCGTCGTTGTTGGTAGGCTGCATGTAGACGTGAGATGGCAAGAATCGGTACCATCCCTTCTTGTTGTTTGCGTCTCCGTCAAGAGCGTACTCGGGGAACACAACAGACAGCCTAACCCGCGCGAACTGGCGGATTGGGATGTTCATGTCCCTAAAACGAATAACCCTTCCTGGGTATCCAGGCCCAGCGCCGCCAGAATAGTAAGGGTGGTTGGGGAACATGTCCGTGTAGGCAAACGATGCCATTGGGGTTCCCATCGCAACGTAGCTCATAAAGACAGGGCGATTGTTAAACGTCGCCTCGATTGAGTTGGCAGACCTGTCTTCTTTGGCCACGTCGTTGTCTACGTGCAACACCACGCACAGGTTTCGGCTAGGGAGGGTGTTTCCGCTGGTGTCGTTATAGCCAAGCAGGATGTTAAACAAGGCCCCCATCTCAACAGAGAGCATTAGCTCATCAATCACCACTGGTCGCTCAAACTGCCACGACTGCGTCCACGCTAGCTGGTAGCTGTCGAGGGTGTCCACTGCGCTTGGGGGCACAGCGCCGCCGCCAGAGGTCCTGTCTGCCCAGTAGTTCAGCCACTCCTGGTTTGGGTAGGCGTTTTGGTTGCTCATTGTAGAGCGCCCGTCTGGGTACTCCTCGATGTTGGTTCCCTTAATCTTCCACTCGTTTTGAAAGCCCCCTGTCGGAGTGGCTCCGTTTTGGTTCTTGTATCGCCCAGGGTAGGGGGCCGGGGCTGTAGATGTTGTCTTGACCGTGGTGTGTTTAGAGTTTGGAAGAGCAATCCACTGGCTGGGCAGAGCCTCTGCTGTGCCCGCGCGAAGGATTGGAGTGACGGGGTGAGCGGCGGCAACGGTCACGCTTCTTTGGCACACCGGGTTGGCCGTTACCGGAGATGGCGTGTAGCCAAACACAAACTGGCTCTTTGTGAACCGGGTGCTGAGGTCTCCTTTGGGGACGGCGTTGAAGTGGTCGACCGACTCTTCCAGGGCATCGTCCAGCCTCGTTCCGCCTAAAGAGGTGTTCTGGCTGAACTGCCTGTCAGTAAGTACGCGCAGGGACTTTTTATGCTGATAGGCCATTAGAGCGACCCCACGTTTGTGACATCTCCATACAGCCCAGTGTCCCTAGACGAGCAGGCAATCATCTGAACCCTTGCGGCGGCAGGAGCTCCTCCCAGGTTGTTGACCACCAAGCCACCGCCAATAAACGTGCAGCCAATAAAGATAGCCTCTGCGCCCTCCTCAACCTCAATCATCGGAGTGTCGCCGCTTGTCTCTTTTCTGTTGAAGACGCACGCCTGAAAGACCGCCCTGGCCCCAGCCCTTACTCTGGCCACAGGCTCTGATGCAATAGCGTTCTTAGAGAAGAAGGACATCCCACGAATCTTGGCGTCTGCCTCTACGTTGCATGTCCTGTCCACATCGGTGCGGGTGTTGTTGCCGCGCAGGGTGGTGAACGGCTTTTTGAGGTCAAACGTGGGGATGTTGGCCGATGGCAGGTTGATAGAGTTGAACCTGGCTCTCGTCTCTCTTACGGGCTCTTTAGGGGGAGAGACCTCCAAAGAGTCAATCCTCGAGGCCCTCTCATCCCTGATGCTGCGGTTTTGCTGCTCCACCGTGGTGGTGTCTAGCTTGATGACCTCTCTCATCGACCAGTCCTCCTAGTGCCGCCAAGCACCCTGATTATGGCCTTCATGGACTGCAAGAAAAACCTTTCGGCCTTGTTTTGGACATGGCCCCACAGCATGTAGCTGACCTTCTCTCCGCGAACGCTGTCGCTAATCGCCAGCATATCGACCTCTTCGTCTCCCACGATGTAGTCATAAGAAGAGGCAACCCCACCTGCGGCACCGTACTTGGGTCCGTTGGCCTTGTTAAACACGGTCTCCACAAGCGCCGCCGTGGCGTTCGACTTGTACCGGGTCCTTATTGTGTTCATTGACTGGTCTAGGATTACAGCAGGGGTGTTGCTCTGAGTGTTTACAGAGTCAGACGTTGGAATCACATCCACCACCTGTGAGGTCCACTCCTTGTAGTCAGCCCCGCCGATAACGTTCATTAGCCCAAAGGGCCAGTCCGGCTGAATCCGGTTGTCCGCAAACGCTGTTCCGTGGCTCATCGCGACCAAGCTAAGCCCTCGGCCCTTAATCTGCACGTCGTCTTTAACCCCAACCGGCGCGCTCTTGTAGGCCCAGTCTACCGCCTGAGCCACGTTGTTGTCTTGGTGCTGTGAACTCCCAAGGCGCGTCTCTTCCCACACGTAGCACCGGATGGCTGCCGTACAGGCAGCCGCCGCTATGTCTATGCCGTTAAGCTCCGCCACGCCTCCAACACCGGCTCCGATTGAGGTAAAGTCAACACCCATCCCAACCACCTGAGACTGGTCGACCGGCCTGAATGGAATCCATATCAGCCGGTTGCGGTTCCACAGCCTAAAGTTAGGGCTTGGAGACGGACCCACCGCAACGGAGAAGGTTATCTGCAAGTACGTGCCTACAGCGCTGGCTGCGCCGTTTTGCAACGCCTTTGTTACCGACCAGCCCGCAGCGCCTGCCATCCTCTCCGGGGGCAAGAACACCTGCACCGCTGTGGTCGAGCCGCCCTGCAAGATGGGCTGCCACTTTGTGGTGTCGTAGCTAAAGCGTATGTTAAACCCGTCAATCCGGGCTAGCTGACTCGCCGTGTTGCACTGAACCCCCCTGACGTACTCAAACGGAACCCAGACGGCCCCGTCTACTGCATCTGCCGCTGCGCTCGCGCTGGCTCCAACCCCAAGAACAGAGCCCTGGGGGATTGGCACGGGCTTGCCAATATACAGGTAGTGGTCGGAGTTTGCGGGGATGATTGCGGTGGTCTGCTCATAGAAAGGAGCCCACCTGCCGACGACGTGCCGCCTGTCTTCCCCTGACTCAACCGACCTGTCTAGGCCACCCCCAAGCCCATAACGAAGCAGGTAGTAGGACCGAGAGCGAGTGTTGTCTGCCGCTATGACGGCACCAGACCGCCCAGCAATCGTATTAACCAGGGGCTCTCCCTGCTCGGAGCTGTTGGGTGAGCCGACAACAAACAGGTTGTCATTGTCCGCCAGCATCCACGGGTTTCTGATGTTCTGGGCTGCTCCAACGATTGCCCTCTCTCGGGTGTCCACGTAGTTCGGCTGAACAATACTCTCCACAGTCCACCAGCCCCACTTCCCGTCTCTGTAATAAAGAGCGCCAGCCTCGTCCGGCATGCAGAACAAAGTGCTCTGAGCTTGTGATAGTAGACAACACTCAAGTTTCTAGGGCTTAGAGAGATGGTTGGAGAGGGCTGAGCTCCTTCAATCGCCGCCGACGTTGGGTTGCCGCTGGCCGTGTAGTAGTTAGTCAGAGGATTGGAGATAAAATCGTTGAAGAGCGGCTCGACAGGGTCAGATATCTTTTCAATAGAGAGCCCGCTCTCCATCCTGTACGCGCCCCGTCTGTCCATCCACGTCACAGACGAAGAGGTCTTGGCTATTGAGTTCGCTGACAAGCACCCGAGCCCCTCGGCCAGCTTGACTAGCCTGCCCTGCGTCACAATAAACGCATCAGCCGGCTGCAAGACCCAGGTCTCCTCATCGGTAAAGATGAGCAGGTTGCCTAGGTGCTCTTGGACCGCAGTGATGTCTCCTTCTGCGGCAACAAAAAGGACGTTTTCCGCGACAATGCTGGTCGGGAATCCAACGTCAGAGAAGTACACGCTCTTGCCAGAGAACAGCACAAGCCGCCCCTGGAGCACCGAGCCGCCCCTTGGCTGGGGGAACTCCGACCTGTTCAGGTAGGTAAACGCCTCTGAAAACGCGCCATCAAAGGCCGGTGCCGGCGTTACCAGAGAGCCTTCAGAGTACGGGTTGGCCCAGGTCTTGTCGTATACGGTCTGCGCCTGCATCTCCCTGCCGCGCCTCGGCATGGCCTGGCCGCCCTTGCGCCAGCCTCGGAAGACAGACGGAGCGTAAGACAGAAGGCCCGTGTCCCTGTTTCCAAAAAACAGCAGGTCATCTTGCTCTACGAAGAAAAAAGCCTCGTCATCATGCTCGGCTATCTTCCACTTCTGGAAGTTCTCAATCCCGCTATTGGGGGCGTTAAGAAAAAACGTAGTGCCGACTAGCTGCTCCTCAAGGCGGTAAACACTCTCATATTGGCCGCGCCATGTGGGCATCTGGGCAGAGGATGTCCCCGCCTGAACAAACTCAGAGGTCTGAGAATAAACAGGCTCTTCCCACCACTCGCCGCTGTCCACGTCGTAGATGCTTACAACGTAGATTCGCAAGAACTCGCTTAGTCCCTGGTTAGGGGTAGAGGTCCCTGATGGGTACCTGTCTCCCGTGGTGACATCGGCAGAGAACGCGCTAATAATTTGCGTGCCGCCTGACGATGTCTTGAGGAGGTAGGACCCCATATGGTTCCTGTACCCCCACAGAAGGTTCTGGTCGTTTGGCTTAATGGCACCAAGCGTGGTGTCCATCTCGGCCACCTGACCGAAGCCCTTTCGGACCTCCCAGCCATTACGACGCCACAGCATGTTGAGCGCGAACGAGCCCTTCACCTCAGAATCGGACTCGATTCCTGGGCCAAGGACCTCAACTTCTTGTCCGCGAACAGCCACGCTAGCCCCCTAGAACCAGTAACTATTGCTTGTCACGTTCTGGACGTAGTTCGCGCCAGCGGTGTTCCTGTTGGAAAGGTAATCAATGAGCTCACCCTCACGAATTCGTAGCTGCCCAACAATCTGCTCGCTCGTGGCGGCATCTGCGATGGCGTACTGCTTGTATGCGTACAAGGCAATCATGTCGTGAAAGGCATCGAGGTCGTCGATGAACTGACCAGCAGCTCCCGCCTGGAATGACACGTTGTGCCCAGGGACGTATGCAATCTTGAGAGGGCGCTGAATCACATAGTTGAACATCAAGATGTTGCTGGTGAAGAACACCGCGTCTCCAGTGCTCTGCAATGCCTCTAGGGACTGCACTGAGTTGAACACCAGGGATGGCAGGTTGTTGGTCTGGTCAACAATGTAGACGCTCAAGAGCGAGATGAGCCTGTTCTCTGGCGTAGCCGTGGAGCCCAGAATGGGCGCAGGAAGCGCCGACAAGTCCACTTGAACAGAGCCAGGGGCCGCCACGTCGATCGTCCTGGCGTAGATGTTGGGGTCGATGTTAGTGACCTTACGCCTGAACTCGATGTAGGCAAGGTTGAGCATGTTCTCAACCAGAGAGTCTGACACAAAGGTCTGGTCAGGCTCATCGATGTAGGTGCGGAAGGTGTTAACAACAAAGTCTACGGTTGCCATTAGAGCCCTCCTGTACCTGGACCGCGACCCATCAGCGCCTCGCTTCTGCCGGTCAGGAGTCTCTCAGCCTCAGCCATAGAGCCCGCGCGCGTGGCCGCTGCGCTCTGCTCTTGGATAATCTGCTGCTGGGTGTTCGGAGACGCCGGGGCTGCCATGTTGGCCGCCATCGTTTGCGGGTCGAGAGTGGGGGGCTGAGAGCGCGGGAAGACCTTGTTCGCGCCCAGAAGGGTCCGGTAGACCTCATCGGGCTGGCCTGCCGATTCAATACTAAGCAAGACATCCCTCAAATAGTCTTGCCGTTCCTGGTCTAGCAGGTAGAACTCTTCTGTCTGCATGAACTCCCCAAAGACCTTGCCGAAGGCCTCGAGGTCATCAGACATAAACACCTCAATCCGCGCTCCCAGCCGCGCCGCGTCCAGCATGTCCTTGGCGTGAGCCATCGCCTGCACCTTCTCGCTGATAAACGCGTTGCCGGTGCGGAAGCTCAGCTCTTGCAACGCCTGCTGTGGCGTGATGAGTCCAGCCTGTGCAAGCTCCATCACCTTGGCGTCTCGGTCCTGGGCCTCGTCCCTGAACAAGGAGCCGGTCTCGATGAACACCTCTGGGGTGTCCACGATGTTGGTGCTCTGGATAGAGGCGAAGGTGACTCGCCCATACTGGTCAAGCATGCTCATCATCTTAGCCTCGGTGTAGAACTCCTTCATGAGTTCCAGCACACACCGGGCCATGGTTGCCGTGCCCTTCTCAATGGCTGCTTGGCTAATCTGAAGCTGGCTGGTGTCGTGGCTGGCCAGGGCCTGGATGGCCTTGCCGCTGGTGACACCTACCGCGCGCTTACCCAGGGACACCGAGTGCAGGCCCGCTACGTCGCCCATCTCGGCCTGTAGGCGCGTGATGTTATCAGCGATGTAAGACGGCAGAGGGGCTGCGGCCACCTGCTGTGGCGTGCCTCCTGCTGCGTTGTAATAGATTTTCTCACCGGGCTTGCTGGTGATGGCGTGGGTCGACACCCCAGCGGTCTTGGGCACCAGCCATTTGGGGTTGCCCATGAGCTCCACATTGTGGACGACCTGAGAGCGCGCTCGGTTGTAGAGCATCTGAAGGTCTACGAGCGGCTCAATTAAGCCCTTACCCCACAGGCGGCGGGGAATCTCGGTGTATCGAATAATCTGGACAGGGAACGTCTTGGTAGGCATCTGCTTCTGCTTGAACAGATAGGTGCTTCCAGTGACGACCGCGTGGCGTCCATCGCGCCAGTAGATGTCGAAGACCTCAACTCGGTCCTTGGGAGGTCCTTCGTTTGGAGCGGGATTAATCTGGCCGTAGTCAGGCTCTTGTGGAGCGGGAGCGTTTTCAATCTCTTCAGCCTTGTCCGGGTAGGCCTCTTTTAAATCTTCACGGTCAACGTATGACCGGAGTCCGACCCATCGACTGTCGTCAGGATTAATGACTGAGTGCTCGAAGAAGATGTCGTAGGCCCCAATGGCCTCGGTCCTGACACACTCCATGCCTGGGTCGTAGAAGGTGTGTAGAGCCGCAGTTCCTGTAGTGAGGAGCCACTTGATGAGTCGCTCGACGGTCTCTGGCACGTCGTCTTTGTGCCAGTAATAGCGAAGGGCTGTCTCAGATGACTTCGCTTTGAGAATGTCCTCATAGGATGGGCTCGCTGGGATGACCACAACGCCGGGGTAGGCCAGGGCCAACCGGGACAAGACGTTGCGGTAGATGTTCAAAAGCAGGTTGACCGTGACTCGAGACGACCCCTCGGTCGATGTCGCGGTGACGTAGGTGGCGAGGCGCTTGTCAAACGACAGCCACTGGCGACCCTCAAGGAATTTCAGGGACAGGTTCCACGCACGACGCACCGTAATCTTATCGCGGCGCGAGTCGTTGATTAGGCCCTGGATGTTTTGAGGAAACTCTTTAGCCATTAAGACAGACTCCCGCCCAAGTTCAGGCCAAGCCTAGAGAATGTTCCATATTGGGCAGGCCCTGATAGGCCGTCATAACCCATAAGCCTCTGACGCGTGGCCGTAGGGTATCCGGCCCCGGCAGAGAGAGACGCGGCGGCCTCGGAACGAACGCCCTCTGCGGCTTCGTTTTTGTTGTCTGTGTTAGACAGCATGGCCGACAGCAGGCTTGGCCTAATGCCCAAGCCGCCTTGGCTGCCAAGTAGCTGCAAAGCCATGGCCTTTAGCGGGTCGTCTTGGCCAAAGATAAACGGCGCAATAAGCGAGCCGCCAGCAGCCAAGCCTTGCAGTGGGTTCATCGGAGCCGGGGGCACAGAGCCGTACATAGTTGGGCTGTATTCACTATACCCTGCCATGTGATTCCTCCTCAGCGTAGATGATGTCCATCATGGGCTGGTTGTGTTCGACAACCATATCCCGTTCACGTCGTTCGGCCCGCTCATCTGACTCCTTCTCGCAAAGGAGCCAGATGTAACGGGCCAGGAAACCGAGGCATAGCGCCCCCATGAGTGCCAGGGTGAGCAGGCAGAACATGAGAGCACTATGCACTGGGGCCTCCCGAATTAGGGTGGGACTAATTCGGAACTAGACGCTGAAGCCGCACAGAATCGCGTTCTGATTGGGGTTCGTCGTGACGGTATTGTAGTACCATCGGTAGTAACCCTCGTAGGCATCCACGCCTGCGGCACCCACGCCAGCGCGCGCCAGGACGCTTCCGTCCAGGTCCGCGAAGCCGTGAGCCTCGAGCTCCAGAACCTTCCACGAGGACAGCTTGAGGAAGATCATTCCTCCGCCGCCAACGTGACGAGCCGTCTTGATGGGCAGCCCACCGTAAGACAGACCAGAGAAGCCACCGTCGAGCTTGTTGGCGCGCTCTCCGCTGGTGTTCATCACCGTAGCGGAAGTTCCTGCCGTAAGCTGGAACAGAGCAGCGTACTGCTGACGCGCCAGAGGGCTGATGAGGATGCAGTCAGGCTCGTTGCCCGAAAGCTGACTCACCTGGTCCATCGTCGCCTGCATGCGCGGAAGCGAGAGCGCCGCACGGGTCTGAGCGCCACCCACGACCTGCGTGATGATGGTGCTCTGGAGAACCGGGAACTCCGTTCCACTCGCAGGGCTGAAGCGGTTGACACCGAAGTGTGCACGCGAGCCGAGGTTTGCGAAGATTCCCTGGGGCTGCTGGTCAAGGTTGTTGGTGACGGCAGTGGCCGGGGCCGCCTGCTGTGCAGCCGAAACCACAACCGCAATCCCGAACCCGTCGTCCGTAACCGCCGTGGTGTACGCAGCACCAGCGCCGTTCAAGTCAACGTCCTCAAGAGAAATGGTGCGGCCGATGACATCCGTTCCGTTCAGGGCAATCTGAACGCAGTTGGGGATCACAGTGTATCCCAAAGCGGCGTTTCGGTCCACGCGAACGAGGTCCACGAGAAGCTCGGTGCTACCAGCGGCAACAACGGCAGCGCGAAGCTGCTCAGCCTTCTCGACATCCCCGAACATTTCCCAGTTGGTGAACGCAGCGGCACCACCAGCAACGACCTTGTGCTCGTTGAGGAAGCCCAAGACACGACCGCCAGAAATCATGGCGTTGTCCGAGGCGTTCTTCACGTCGTTGACGAGCTTGTCCATCTCGGCTTCCATCCAGCCGATGAAGGAGTTTGCTCCACCCTTACCAGCAGCCGACATGGCGGGACCGGTAATCTGGAAACGACCGTAGAGGAAGTGCGCGTTCACCTGAAGCTGCTGATATCCCTGGTCGCCAGCGGCGGGAAGAGGGGCCGACTCTGCGGCAAAAGCAACACCAGTGTTTCGCGAAACGTGGATGGGGATGATTGCAACGCGACCGTTCCAATCGACGGTGGTCTTGGTCATCAAATCGAGGACCATGACCTCATTGTTGAGCTGCTCTTGGACAGGCCCAAGGTAAAATTCCTTGAGAATGTTTTGCAGCGTAAGCTGTGTGGCTGGCATGACTGCCTCCTAAATGTGGTGATGAGAGCGTGAGCTCTCTATGCGAAGGGGTTGTTGCGGGCCCACAGCTTTCTCAAAGCTGCGGAACCATCGCTCACAGTCTTCAGCGGCACCTCAGATGCGGCAGCAGTCGTACTCCCTCCGGTTTTGCTGGGACGCGGAGCCGCTTTGGGCTCTTGGGTCGCGGCCACAGCCTCAGCCGGTGTGCTGTTCGGGTTCTTCTCCAAGTAGGCCGCGATGGCCTTCTCTTCAACACCCGCTACCCACGAGGAGTACTGCTCTGCAACCGCTTCTGCTGTAGCTGAAGGGTTGTTGGCAACAGCCTGCAAGATTACGTCCCGTGGCACGGATGGGAACTTCTGGAGCGCGGCACCAACCTCGACCTCCAACTGCTGACGAGCAAGCTGGACCTCGGCGTTGTATAGGCGGTCCTGAAATTCCTGAAGGTGGGCGGTGTCTTTAGCCTGAGCAGGGGCGGCGTCTTCTTCGCCGGCCAGGTATCGCTCAAGCCAAGCATCGTCCGATTCCGCTTGGGGCGCAGCCTGCACTGGAGCGGGCGCAGGTGTTGGCGCTGGCTGTGCGCGGAGTCTCTCAATCTCCGCCTCCAACTCCGCCCTCTCATCTCGAAACTTGTTCCGAGACTCGAGCACCTGCTTAAACCGGTCATACGGGACACGGTGGCCCGATGGCACCTCTTCCTCCGCAGCAGGGCTGTCCTCCGCTGCGGCCTCCTGGGGTGCCGAATCCGCTCCATCTTCCACCTTCGCATTAACGTCCTGGGTGGGCTCGGACGAAGTCTCAGCCTGAACCGGAGTCTCCTCAGCGACAGGTGCAGCAACGGGCTCAGGGGCAGGCTCGTCGCCCCCTCCAAGCATATTGGTGATTCCTGACAGTGCTTCTGGGCTCAAATCCATGACTATCTCCGCATTTAACGCCTAGGAGGGCGAGTTGTTGACGCTGATTCGGTCAGCGAGGCCACATCAGTACGCATCCCCCACCTGTCGGTGTTGTCCGCGTCCCTCTTCTTAGGGTGCAATCTGCCAGTGTTCAACTCGAACTGCAACATCTCGTGCAGGTTCCGTGGCTTTTCTTGCACTATCTCTTCACGCACGTACTCAATCTGGTCGAGGCCCATAAGGCCCAGAGCATGAGCGAATATCATGTCGTCGTGTTTATTCTTCTGAGCCTCTGGCTTGCCGTTATCATTGAAGATAAACGTGTTCATCTCGAACTGCATCCGAGGGTCGACCACCGCCATCTTCTCCATCTCCACATATTCGTGGAGCCGGCTCAGCATCACGGGCCTGGTGTTGACGTTGGTGGAGAACCCGAGCTTGTCCACCCAGCGGTTGCCAACCTTGTCAAAGGCAGTGCGCCTAAAAACAAAGGCCCACTCTTTTTTGACCAGGTACTCAAGGATGGAAAGGCCATAGGTGTTCGACTCTACAACCACCAGCGAGTTGTACTTCTTCGCTTCTTCGAGGACTCTCTCAGCAAACTGGTGAGGAGCCATGCGCTGATAAAAGCTGGAGCAAACAACTGGCTTGTCCTTGTCGGTGACATCCAAGACGACGAACGCACTGTAGTCGCCGCTTGGAGCCCCTGATGCCACATCAGCCCCCAGGGTGTACACCCGATATTTTGAGTGAGGCTTGAACTCCTTGTATCCAGGCGTGATTTGCACATGGGGGTAGATGCGCGTGAAGAACCGCTCACCACTTGTGATGAACGCCATCTGCGCAGTAAGCGGATACTCTTGGAGAAACGTATGCCAATTGCCAGCGCACTTGGTCTCAAGCGTCTCCTGCGCCCACCAGACACGGCCATTATCAAGCTCGTGCTTGAGCCCTAGCTCTTTTAGCTTGGGGTGGATGTACTTGGATTTCTCTTTAGAGATGTAGTTCGGGTCTTGGGTCCACGGGATAAACAGCTTCTGGTAGCCATTCTCTGCGTGCCAAATCTTGTGGGCGTCGTTTACGCCATTGGCCGTGGTCTCTAGCACCACCTCTGCGTCAGGACCCAAGACTTGGAACGCACCAGCGATGGTCTTCTCTGGGTCGTTCCAAAACGCAAACTCAGAGCAGTGAAGCGACTGATAGGTCGTGCCACGAAGGCCCTCGGAGTTCGCGGTGTCTACTTTGATGAGGCCGCCGTGGAACAGCTTGAGCTCACGGACGTTGGACTTCTCGGTCTTGAACTTCAAAAACCCAGGGAGGTTCGCGTAGAAGTTTTTGTAGACCTCAAATATCGCCTCTGCGGAGTCGCCACGGTGTGCAAGGACGGCCACACGGTGGTTGGGCGTAAACAGGACTCGCCAGAAGTTCCTCGCAGCGACCGCAGTAGTCATTCCCAACTGGCGGGCTTTGAGGATGTACGTCCACGGGTTCTCTTCGACGGTCGACCAGAACTGCTCCTGCGCATCGTTCATTACGAACGGCACGACGCGGCTCCGCTTGTCGATTATCTTGAGGTACCGCTGAGCGAAATAACGGAAATCGCATGCGCACTTGCGAATCTCCGCCTCTAGCTTTTCCCGGCTCTCGCTCATCCTCAGTGGGCGGTGTCACGGCTGTGCGACGTGTTGACTTGCCGAGCGTCCTTGAGAAGGTCCAGCAACTCCTCGGGAGTCATCAGGTTCTTCTGTAGGGCCTTGGTCTTGGCCAGCACCAGGTCGCGCTCGGCCTCAGCCTTCTCGATGGCGACCTTGTCAATCATGGCCTGCGCCTCTCGAGAGCGGAAGGTTCGCAGCTTGAACTCTGAGGTCGTGCGCTCCAGATACCAAGCGGCGGCTCGCCAGTCTTTCTCAGCGTGGAACTGAACGAGGTCGAGCATGTTCTGGCGAGAGCACCGCTCTGCCTCAAACACTCGCTCCTTAAAGCCTGCACGACCGCCCTTCTCTTTGGGCTTGTACATCCAGCACTTCCACGTCTCGTAGTTGATGTTGAACTCTTCACGCACCATCTTTTGCGTGTAGCCCTTCTCCAACATCTCGATGGCTTTCTCTGCGAGCTCAGGGGACCACCGCCCCGGAGCCTTTGGCTTATTTTTTAACGCCACGGCAAAACCACCTCAGTTCATTGTTTCGGTCTGTTGTGCTGGTCGACACGCTCAAGACCTTATGGAAGGCCGTGAGGAACTGTACCATATCGCGCCCAAACCTCAGAACATCGAAGCCGGCATAGGGCGTCTTCTGGTCCATCAGAGGGACGTTCTCCAGAAGGCGCTTGCGCATCGAACGAAGAACACGGCGAGTCCCACGATGACGAGGGCGAAGCGAAGCATCATGATACGGCTCCAAGAAGTGCAGCATGTTCTCGACCTGGCCAAGCGTGATGGACCGACAGGCCGCCGCGTTGACGTGCTGCTCCATGTTGCCGGGGTTGTAGTAGAGGACATCCAGAGAGCGCTTAATCTCTCCCATGCCTTCTGCCAGCATCCCTTCGACGATGTCCGCAGAGAACACCTTGGTGAAGTTGCCCTTGTGGTCCTCGGACTCGGCTACGGGCGCGGTGTTAAGCGCGCTAAGCATGCTCTGTGACGGAACCTCACCCATTGAGGTGGTCACAAATCTGCTGCATCTTCGATGCCATCACGGTGGGGCCAGATGCCTGACACTGCGCCATCGCGATATACAAAGACGCCATGGCCACGTCATCGCCATCAAGCGACGTTCGCGACGTAATGGCCGCGATAAAATCCTTCATGTCGTGGCTAAGGTCGGTCTCGGTCAGCTTGACCACGTTCTTGGGGCGGCCCACTGGGTTGGCGGCCTCAGCCTTGGGAGCGGCCTTCTTGGGGGCTGCCTTCTTTTTCGCAGGGGCCTTCTTCGCGGGTGCCTTCTTCTTCTCAGCCATCGTCGATATCTCCATGGGAGCGACTAAGAGCGCGCCTTCGCTTGAGAACGATACGGGCAAACAGCCGGCTCCTGCGGTAGCATTTGTTCCCGCTGTTCCAATGACACAACGCCTCGGACCAGCGCCCGTACTTTTTACGGTACTTTCTCAAGGCCTGCAAGCCTGCGGTTATCAGGTCGCATCCCTTGAGTCTTTTGCCGGGGCAGTGAAACACCGGCTTGACCTGCAATGGACCATGCGCTCCTGCTGAGCTCACCGCGTTCATGTTGAACCGGCTCTCAGTAAACGACAGGGCGATGACCAGGTTAATGTCCTGGTGGTGCTGTTGCGCCGCAGAGCCCACAGCTACGCAGGTCTTAAACCGCTCAGGGGTCCGGTCATGCGGCGCAAACCAGGACATGGCCGTAGCGCAGGCCAGGTACACGTAAAAGAATGTCATCTCTTGAGGTCTTCCTCTGTGAGCGCAGGTCTCTCGAACTCAGTCTCGCCTCCCTGGGCGAAGTCCGTGCCTGTCGTCACTCGCTTGCGCGTTCTGTCTCGTGGCTTCCCACCGTTCTTCTTTCTCATCACTCGCTTGGCCATGCCAATAGCCTCAGAGGTCACAGAGCCGCTGCCGATTCCCAAGATAAGCCCAAGGCGCTCTTGCTCTGGCATCATCATCCAGCCAAACAGCGCACCAGCCATGACGGAGCACAGTCTCAAGACCGTCCCTCTCCACCAGGGCTTGTCGCCCGTTCTCTCTATGACCCCTTGCTGAATGGCCTTTTTGACCACCTCAGTGATTGAACCAGCGGCCAGGGCAGCGATGGAGATGACCATCGCCATCGTCTCCCAGCCTGCATCTATCACGGTGTCCTCCTGGTGTATTCCGCGATGAGCATAGCATCAGCCGTAGCGTGAACCACCTTTTGGGCTGGGAATAACCGCTGTGCAGCGGCCTTGGTCACGTTCTTGTCTCCCTTAGACCTGCACTTCATCGCCCCCTGCCAGGTGGCAGGGGTGACGGTCTCGAAGCGAATCTGGTGACAGACCAGGAGCGCCCTGCAAAACCCGTAGCTGGTGCCGAACTTGAACGTAGAGGCCACGCCTTGTCTGGGCATGGCGCTCACTCGCTCAAGGGTAGCACGAGATATCATCGGTGCATGCTCGATGACGAAGCTAGACACGTCGTGCTCTGTAGCAGACAGCCTGACAGAACCGACAAAACCCCCATCCTCGTCAATGACCACGATGGCTCCTGAATATCCTGGGTCAATTCCCATGTAGTGCTTCATGTCATTCGCTCCCAGAGGTATCTAAAGGCCGCTCCTCCTTGGGCTGGAACGACTCCGTTACCAAGAAGGCTGTGCCTGACCAGCCCGTGGGAAGGCCCATCGCCTGCTCTGTCCACTCGAGGTTCAGAGAGCCTTTTGGGTGGCCAGGAAGCATCCCTCTCTTGGCCATCTGCTCCAAGGAGTAGCGAACCTTTCCCACTCTCCCGGCACCTCCTCCCACGTTCGTGCCATAGCGAGATGAAGTCGGGGTGGGCAGCAACGATGAAGAGTCTTGCTCGGTCGTGGCACGCTCCGACCTCACTCGCTCTACACACTGTCCACTCGACACGGAAGCCGAGGTCGGCCAGGGTCCCGAGAACCTCTCCCATCCCGTCTGAAACAAGGAGCCTTGGGCTGTTCTCCAAGAAGACAACTCCCGGCTCCACGTCGCGAAGAATCCGGTCAATGTCAGGCCAGAGCCACCGTTCGTCTGTGGTGTGCTTTCGCTGGCCTGGAGCCGCCACTGGCTGACAGGGGAACCCCGCAGTGACAATCTCCACCACGCCACGCCAAGGGCGCGCGTCGAAGGTGGCAAGATCATCCCAGATAGGAGCCGAATCCACATGGCCTTCTTCCATAAGCGCCGCCAGGTTCGCGGCTGGATAGACTTCTCGTTCGACGTAGCACACAGTTCGGGTGGCAACTCCGGCAAGCTGGAGGGCGAGCTCAAGTCCTCCGTATCCGGCGCAAAGGGAAAGCACTCTTTGGGTATGTGAATCCACAATTACATTCCCTCCATACGCGGCTCGAACTTCATGGATGTCCCGCTCCAGGCCACGTCGGTCTCGGACAGGGAGGTCTCGAGTCCGTGCCTGAACTTGGACATGCCGATTTTGCACAGGTTTCTGGGGTGGTTGCTCCCAGGGTCGGCCTTGTGAAACAGGAACGGGCTGATAGCCAGGTCGCAATCGTCCTCAATCGCCCCTGAGCCCTTGGCATCACGCACGGTAATCAGCCTATCGGCCCTCTTGGCGGCTGAATTGGGCTGGCTCAAGACGACAGAGGCGCACTCAAGCTCCACTGCCATGCGCTTCATGCCCTTTGAGTTGGCCGATATCTCCTCTTCTTGGGTGCCATCGCGCCTCATACGCGGTGAATCCATGAGTTGTAGGTAATCGACCACAACGAGGCCCAAATCGCCGTATTGACGCTTCACAGCCCTGGCTTCTCGCTCGATAGAGCCCACATCCCTGGCCGTTTCGCTGATAACCAGGGGCAATTCGCCGAGACGCTCTGCTGCATCAATCATCGCTGCCTGCTGATAGGACGTAATCTCGCCCACTCGGTGGTGCAGGTGGGCAGGAACGCCGCTAAGCGTAGCGATAAGCCTGCCGACTAGCTGGTCAGTGGGCATCTCAAGGCTACACACCAGGGCCGGCTTGCCAGCAAGGGCTGAAGACAGGGCGAAGTTGTTAATCGCCAACGCAGACTTGCCGTGTCCCGCGCTCGCAATCACCACCACCTGCCATCCAGGCTTGAATCCACCGCCGATAACGGCGTCCAGGGGAGCAAGGCCGCTAGGTGTGTACCTGGCCTCGACCTTCCCGCTCTGAACATCAATCACCTCGTGCATATAAGCCGTAGCGATTGAGCTCACATCTCCACGCTCAGCGGTTCCGAACACCTCTTCGACCTCAGAGAGCTTCTGAGTGGCTGCGCTAAGAGCGCTATCGGAGTCCCTGGACTCGTATGCTTGCCGGATGATGTCTTTTCCGGCTTCGACAATCACACGAAGACGCGCTTGATTGCGAATCTCTACCGCATACTGCTCAACACAGCCTGCGCTACCGAACGCATCGTGGCTAGCACCCAGCGCCGTCCACATCTCGCCCATTGAGCCACGACAGTTCGTACTCGCCCAGTCCCTGAGAAGGTGCAAATCAACACGGCCATGCTCCCGGTAGAGCGTACTGATACCCCGAAACACGTTCGCATTACCAGCATCGGAGAACTCCCCAGCGCTGATGTCCACCTGCTCAACCAATGACGGGTCTACATGCAAGACCCCCAACAATGCGCGCTCAATCTGAACCACGCTCAAGTCATCGCTCATCTCATCCCACCCTTTGGCACACGCATTGCTACGCGCGCTCGCTTGAAGTATAATACTTACTAGTACTCTCCCCAGACTGACCACACCCCCCAAGGGTGTGGGCATGTCTGGGAGTGAGAGCGTCTCTCACCGCGCATGCGCACGCGCGCCTGGGGGGCGCGCTACGATGCGCTGAGTCCTCACCCATCCGCCGTCAGTCTGGCCAACGTGGTCCCCAGGGCAGTGGCTAGCTTACGCCACACCTCAAACGAACCAATCCTGTCCCCGTTCTCCAACCTCGAGATGTGAGAGGCACCAATACCGCTCGCATCCGCTAGAGCCTGCTGAGACAGTCCCATCTTCAACCTACGCTTCATCAACCGCTGGCCCCGAGTCACAGCAGAAGACTGCTTCTCTTGCGATATCGGGCTCGTCAACTTGAGCTCACTCATGTGTCACCTCCTGGGAGAGGTTGATAATACGGTACTGACACGCTGTCAAGAGCAAATGGGTAAGGCTGGAAATTGGTGCGCGGAAAATGGGTCTAACCCCGCGCAGACTCCGGGCCGAAACTTACTTCGCTCTGGCCCCGCTCGGTCCGGCCCTCTCCCCGTGCGCCCTTCCTCTCTGTCTGCACCCCGCCCACACCCCGCCGCCCTGTGGTGAGTGGTAGACCATCCCACGTTCTGGCCCCAATCCGTGGGACCATCTACCACTTGGGCATGAACCGTGGTTCGGTACAGCGTTTGGCCCTACCACCCCGCCCATGTGTCTCAAAATGAGACGGTGGGAAGGGGTGGGGGGGGGAGGTCTGAC